TTAGAACCCAAATTGTTCAGCCATTTCTTTCTTTTCATATTCCTTAACAAGTCCTATTGCTGGAATATATAAACCTTCAATCTCAGTACCTTCCCCACCATTACGCCCTTTTCCAATCTTGATAAGAAAGCGCCCGTCTACTGAGTCAATTCCAAAAGTATTTGTTGCATCTTCAAGTACTGCTTTTGTTTTCTTAATCTCTGCTCTCTCTGGCGCTCTTAGAATACGCTGCTTACTTTCATCTTTATCATCTCTAACTTCTTCTGCTTGGGTAATTACATGAATAACCGCTTTTGTATGCCCCGCAATGTGTCTGATTTTCTTGGAAGTATTTGCAACATCTCCTCCAGCTACATTACTTGTATTTCTTTCATAATTCATATAATAGATAGGGTCAATTACAACAACATCTGCTTTTGTTTGGAGAATATCAGCCTCTAATTGTTGACAACCTCTATTGTAAAAATCAGCATCATCAACTGCTCTGATAATCAAGCGCCCTTTGATAATAGTATTTAAGTTTCTTAAGAAAGATTGAAATCCTTCTTCCCACTCTTCACTCTGCAAAGTACCTCTTAAAAGTTCGTTTGTTGAGAATCCTGCAAGATATTCCTCACCATTTACCTCAGCGTTAACAAGCTCAGCCTTAGCGGAAATATAAGAGTAAGCTCTTGAAAGCCATTCATATTTGCTCATTTCCATTGCCCAAATTAAAACTGTCGCACCTTGTAAAGCAGCTTCCAAAGCTTCTACCATTGTAAAGACTGATTTACCTCTGCCGCTTCTTCCATACCATGTATAAACATTTCCAGAAAGATAACCACCAATTACATTATTCATTGTTGGGAAAGCACTATTCCAGATTTTGAAGCTCTCTCCAACTTTTCGCTTTTCATACTCAGCCCAAAAGTTCATACTATCAGCTACTAAATCAGTTCCAACTTTTGTTCTATAATTGGCTTGCTGCTCAATATGTTCCAACTCATCTCTCAGCCACTTTGTAAAGGCTAGTCCACTTTCTTCTTCAAACTTCTGCATTACTTTGGTTTGCATTAATTCCTGTACTCTTAACTGAGTTGAGTATTCTTTCATTTGCAAGCTCATAAATTCAAAGCTATCTGATACCTCTGGGCGGTAATTAAATCCGTCTATCATACTTACCACAGTTCGATAATCTGGAACATTTCCTCTATTCTTATTAGAGTATTCAATGATAAAGTTATAAGCTTCCTTTTCTGCTACTGTTACAAAATCCGCTTCTGTTATATTAAATCTTCCAAAAGCATTTACATCGTTATTATCAATTACCTTTGAAATAATCATTTCACCATAGTTAGCCATCAATTGTTCTCTCCTTTTGTTTCAGTTCCTTTACGGTTTCCACGTTTACTTTCTCCAGCCATTTCAATAACATTTGTTAAGTCTCTTACTCTATCGTAAAGTCGCTTATCATAAACCTCAGCTAAGCTTGTCATAGGATGATTAGATGTATAAATACTTGGTAATTGTTGAGTAACTCTATGATTAATTACTTCATGTAAATCAGCTCTGAAAGCTTCTGTTGCTGCTCTAACTCCAATATCATCAAATACTACTAATTGAGAATCCTTTGTTAATTGAATTCGTCTGTAATATTCTTGAGCCGCTGCTTCTGCAATATCCTTTGGAACATTTGGGCGGTTAAACTTGTTATAAAGCCCTTGTAATTCATTCACATCTAGGAAGAAAGCTGGCGTTTGTAATGGCTGCATATTTTTCTTTAAGTACCCAATATAGTGGACTGCTAAAAATTCATTTAGGAGCGCACTTGCAAGAGTTGTTTTTCCTGTTCCAGTCTCTTCACTCCACAAGTAAAGGCTTCTAATCCGTTTCTTTGTATCTAGTGGATTAGCTTCTTCAAACAACTTTTTAAAGCTTTCAACATATCCTTCTAGTTTCGTATAGATTGCCAATTGTGATTCTCTTGCCGGGCTATTTGAAAGAGTTACAAAGCGATATTCCAAAGGAATTCCCATGCTCCCAACTCTTCCAGATTCTCCAGAAGCTCCATGAATTTGGATATATGCTGGGCAAATGCTGTTACATCTTCCACTATTGAATAAATTACAACGACTTGACAAAATACAATTCATATGATTCTTTTCCACTGCTTGTAATTCCATTGATAATTCCTCCTTAAAATTCCATATCATTTAGTGTTTGTGATTGAGCTTCCAATCTTGCTTGCTGAGCTTCTTTAATTTGTTGAAGCTTACTTTTCTGCAATTGCTTGTTTAATATCTTTGGAAGATATTGAGCTTTCATAAAGCTATACATAAACCCAAAATTAACTGTTGGATATTGTTCCGAACCTTTATAACTAGTCACGCAAACCTCAACAAATTCTTTTACAACCTCAATTCCTTCTGCTTTAATCATTGCTGCAATCATTGCATTTTCTCTTCTAACATTGTTTGATACCGCTGGAATCCCAAACTTCTCAACATTCAAATGATTTATATACTCCCTTATAGTTGTTCCGTTCCATTTTTCTTGTGGGAGATTTCTCCAATCTTTAGTAGCAACCTTAACCATTATTATTTCCTCCTTATATTGGATAAGAGATTCTTTTAAAACCTTCTGCGACAAGCTTGTCGCAATCTTTTAAGTTCTTTTTCTTTAATCTTTAAAATGCTTTACATATCTTAATACTGTTTTGAATTCGAATTCTGCGCAAAAAACAGCAAAAAACTTTTTTAAAACTTTTTTCTTCCTATTTATATAAATCTGCGCATCTTGGCTATTTCATCGGTATTTATATATGTAAGGTAAATTTTCAAGAGAGGAAGATGTTAATGAAAATAGGATTAGATGCTATTAAATCAGCAGAAGGCGAGCGTGATTCATTTTTACGCTATGTAGGAAAAGAGGAGTCAATCGTTGTTCGTATGTTAGCCGAAACAGAAGTTGCAGAAGTATTAACTCATGGTGTTTACCAAGTCTTTAATACAGTAGGACATACAGAAGACAACTATTATGACAAAGCTGCTGCTGTTATTTTTGATGAAGCTAACAAGCTTAAAGAAGAATTAGAGAAGATGCCAAAAGGAACTGAGGCATTTAAGAAGGCTGAGGAAAACTGGAAAACAGTTATTAAGCGAGCTTATGCATTACAAGCTGAACCACAATATTTATTTGCCTTTGTTGAGCTGTCAACAGGAAATTTAATTGCTGTTCCAAGTAGCAAAAAGCAAGCCCCAGCAACGTTTAACAAAATTAAAAAATATCAGTCTCAGAAAGATACATTTGCATTTGAAGTTACAAAGGCAACAGGAGGCTTTGACGTTAGCCCAATTCTTGAGCCATTAACAACAGAACAGCAAGCTATTTTTGACAAAACAAAAGAGCTAAAAGTTCCTGTTGATATGTTCGATAAGGCTTATTTCAAACCATCTCCAGAACAACAATTAGAGCATTTAAAAGCATTTGGTTTTGATATCTCTAAAATCGTTGAAGTTCCAGCAATGGAAGAAGGAGCGCCTTTAGATATTTCAGATGAGGATTTACCATTCTAAAAATAATTAAAAAGATAATTTGAGGAGGAATTGGAAATGGCAACAATTACAAATAACCGTAATAAAAAGAAACAAGAATTAAATACTGGAGACTTTATCCGTATGCGTTGGGGAGGCTTAGGCACTCAGTATTATATTGTAGGCTCACTTCCTCAAGGAGGTTGTATACCTATCAATTTAAGCACTGGCTCACGTTATGGAAGTGGCTTTAAAAATACTCAAGATTTATTGGAAGATATTGAAGTATATGAAGGTGTATATGAGTTTGAAATTATTCCAAGTGAAGCTGCAACAATCACATTTAACTAAAGGAAACTTTATTCAAGGAGTTGGGGAGCAATCCCCTCTCTACATATAAAACTGAGGAGGAATTGGAAATGAATATTACACTAGAAGCAAAAGAAAAACGTACTGAGCATAAAGTTGGGGATGTAGTTCAAGGAGAGTCTGGTACTTTCTACATGATTATCAAAGACGGTTACGATAATTACCGTTTACTAGAGTTAGAGGGTGGAAATGTTCGAGAAGATAGATGCTCAAGTATCCGCTCACTTTTAAACTCATTCTGTTTAAAAGATACTCACATTTTAAAAGAAAACGTTCAAATGAACTTAAAAGAAATTTAAGGAGGAATTGGAAATGGAAATCAATTTACAAACAAAAGAAAAAACAGCTCACAAGGTTGGAGATGTTGTTCAAGGAATATCTGGGAATTTTTATCTAATCGTTCAAGATGCTCAATCAAACGAATATCGTTGTGTAAATCTTAAAACTGGAAGCATTAATTTCCATTCAGAAGATACTATTGAAGAATTATTAAACTGCTTAAATTTACAAGAAACACATATTCCAAGTGAGAATTTAAAACTAACTACTAAATAAGAAGAGAGGGAGGAGAATGGCTTTGATTACAGTTGCAGGATTTATTGGAGCTGGCAAAAGCTCTTTAACAGAAATTATTGCAAAGGAGTACAATTCTATCCCGTTTTACGAGAAGATTGACTCCCCTCTCCTCTCTAAGCTTTACCAAGCAACTCCAGAGGAGAAAAAAACAAGACGAATTCCTTTCTTATTACAGTTGGAATTCCTAAACAATCGTTTCTCAGTAATTAAACATTCACTTATTGAAGGTAATAACCCAAAAATGAATGTGCTTGACCGTTCCATTTATGAAGATTGGTATTTTGCTAAAGTCCTCTATGAACGTGGAGAGATTTCATCAATGGAGTTTGAACTTTACGAAAATCTTCTAAATAACATGATGGAAGAATTAGAAGAACTTCCAAAGAAAGCTCCAGACTTAATGATTTACATCAAAGGTTCTTTTGAAACATTCATTAAACGTATTCAAAAGCGTGGTCGAGGCTTTGAGCTAGACAAGGAAACTGAGGAATATTTCTATGAGCTTTGGAGTGGTTATGATGACTGGTTGGAAAATCACTATCACGCTTCTCCGTATTTAATTATTGATGCTGATAAATATGATTATGTTGAGAATGAAGCTGATAGAGTTGAAGTTCTTGAGATGATTAATATTAAGCTTTGGGAATGCGGTTTGCTAGAACCAGAGAATCCAATTGGGGAAACTGTTACTATTTCAAAAGGTGAACATATTGGAGAGACTGGACAAGTTCAAGAAGTATTCAAGTCCCATGATGGAAGAAACATGTACACAATTAAAGTTGAAGGCAAGAAAAATTTGAGAATGAATTTCAGAGATGAGCTTGTTTTCCACAAACCAAACAATATTGGGAAATCATTTAAATAAAACTTATAAAACACTTAGGAGGAAATGGAAATGAATAAAACAGTATTTGAGGAAATGTTTAAAGTTGGTCAAGATGTTCTAGTTATTGCTGAGGAGCGTGGTCATGAGTTCAATATTGGTGAGATTGTAACGTTAACTGAGTTTGATAACTGGGATAATGGTTTTTATGCAAAAGGTAAAGATGGTTATGAGTGGTGGGTTTATGAAGGTGAGATTGCTCCAGCAACAAAAGGACTTTCTTTAATCCACATTATCAAAATGCTTCAAAATAAAGAGCTTGAAGTTGGTCAAGAAGTTAAAGTTGTATTTGAAAACAATGAATATAATACAATTACTTTCACAGTTGGAGAAGACCACTTTGGACTTACTTTAAATGAGCCTTATGGAGTGTTTACAGATGGAGATACAATCCAATTAAAATCATGCCTATATGAGCCAGAAACTACTTTTGAGATTCTTCAAAAAGAAGTTGTGGAAGTTGCTGAGGCTTGCGAGTGTGGTTGCTGTGCATGAGCAACTAACAATCTTTGACTTTTTGGAAGGGGCTGAGGGATACGCTTTTGTTTCCCCTCTCTCTCCAAAGTATTCTCTAAACGATAGAGTAAAAGTTTTATCTCCTTCCCCAGAAACGAATGAGGAAGATTTTTATTATCTTGAGAGATTTAAAAACAAAGTTGGAGTAATTGTTGAACGATACCAGAATAAAAAAGGTTTTCAATACTATGTAACCTTTCCGTCAATGAATGAGACGGGAATTTTTTACGAGGGGGATTTAACACAATGAGTTTATTAATAAACATATTTTCTATTGCTTTATTGTTCGGATTACTGTATTCAATATCAGAAAACAAGAAATCTGTAAAGTTTAAGCCAATTGCTTATGGAATCGCCGCTCAACTAACACTTACATTCTTCTTTATAAAAATTCCAATTGGACAGAAAGCAATCCTAGCCTTTTCAAACGGATTCCAAAAAGTAATGAGCTATGCCAATGACGGATTAACATTTGTATTTGGTAGTTTAGCAGATGGAAAAGCACCTACTGGAAGTATCTTTGCAATTCAAATTCTATGTATCATTATTGTTTTCTCAGCACTTATGTCAGTACTTTATTATTTGGGAGTTATTGGATTATTTGTTAAAATTATTGGTGGAGCTATTCAAAAGCTTACGGGAACTTCTAAGGCAGAAAGCTTTGTTGCAACTGCTAACATGTTTTTAGGACAAACAGAAGCCCCAATATTAATTAAGAGCTATCTTCCAAAAATGACACGTTCAGAAATCTTTACAGTGTTAGTTTCTGGAATGGGTTCTGTTGCTGGTTCAATCCTTGTTGGTTATAACCTTTTAGGCGTACCAATGGAATATTTATTACTTGCTTGTGCGCTTGTTCCAACCTCTTCCCTTCTGGTTGCTAAAATTCTAGTTCCAGAGACAGAAGAATCAGAGCTTAATAATGTTACGATGGATAGAAAAGGAGATAATACAAGCTTAGTAGAAGCCCTTGCAAAAGGCACTACTGATGGAGTTGGAATGGCTATTGGAGTGGCTGGTTCATTAATTGCCATTATAAGCTTGGTTGCTATGGTTAATGGTGGTTTATCACTCATTGGAACATCTCTTCAAGAAATCCTTTCTTATATCTTCCTACCTTTCGGAATGATGTTTGGAATCCCATTCCATGAAGCTCAGCAAGTAGCTAGTCTTCTTGGTCAAAAGGTTACTCTAAATGAGTTTATTGCTTTCAGTGATTATGTGAAAATGATGGGCGACTTATCCCCAAGAGCTTCACAAATGGTTGCAATTGCTTTAACTGGTTTTGCAAACTTATCATCTATTGGAATCTGTGTAGTTGGTATTTCTGTACTAGCTCCAGAGAAGCGCCCTATTCTTTCAAAACTAGCTCCTAAGGCTATGGTTGGTGGAGCATTGGTGAGTTTCTTATCAGCTCTATTTGTAGGACTATTTATTTAATAAGCGCAATCAAAGAGCCTTCTCAGTATTTAAAGCTGAGGAGGTTTTATTATGACTTTAACTTGGATTAACAGAAAGAGATTAGATATTGACTTGGAAGAAGAATTAAAAATGTTTGAATGGGAGAAGCCCAAATGGATAGATGAAAGGTTAATTGCTGCCTCTCCTTTTCGCTATGATAAAGCGCCAAGCTTCTTTGTGAATTTAGAAAATTTACCAGATAAAGAGATTGCAGGAACTTGGAAAGATTCTGGAGCAGATATTGGCAGCGAATACTCAAGCGGTAATTTCTTAACGTTATTAGCTTATTTAAGAAGAGAGACTGAGGAAGAAACAGAAGTTTATTTACTTGAGAAATATGATTATAAAGCATACTCAAAACTTAAACTCAAACTTAACCTAAAGCTAAAAGTTAAGCCTATTCCCCTTCCCAGACCAAGAGGAATACAAGATGTAATATATCTTCCAAGTAGAGGAATTAGTTATGAAGTTGCTTATGAAAGTGATTCAATAATTTCTCCAGATGGGAAAACACTTGCACTCCTTTGGAAGAATCCACAGGGAGAAATACTTGCTATCAAGTACCGTAAAACAGATTCAAAGATATTCTTCTATGAAAAAGATGGATATAGATTGAATGAGCTACTATATGGTTTAGATTACGTTTACTTAACCAATCCTAAAACTATTGCCATTACAGAAGCGGAAATTGATTCTCTAAGCTGGCGCACTCTTGGAAGGGCTTCTGTTGCAGTTGGAGGCTCAAGCTTCTCAGATACTCAAGCAGAGCTTTTAAAAAGAACTGGAGCAGAGAATTTAATAATCTCAGTTGACAATGATAGAGTTGGGCAGAAGTTAGCTAGAGAAATAATTTCCAAAGTTGGTGCTTATTTTAATGTCTATTTTGTGAAATATCCAAGCGGAATAAAAGATATGAATGAGTTTATTTTAAAGTTTCCTAACCAATTACCTAAACTAACTAAACTTAAATTGACGTTATTTTAACACAAAATTTTATAGTTTTTTTCAAACACACTAACAGCCGTTAACCCTTATAAACAAAGGGATTTCGGCTTTTTTAATTGTTTTTTAATTATTAGCAATATAACAACATCCCCTTAACGCATTGCTTAACGTTAAGTTTAACGTTTATTATAAGGTAACGCTAAATAAAGCGTTAATAAATAACGTTAAGGAGTGTTTAGGAATGAATAACAATAAAGTATTAATAGCGGGAGAATTAACAGTAGTTGAAGGGATTGAAGTTGTAGTTGGGTCAAGTAGTTGGATAGAGTTAACGTCATATAAAGTTATAAAGAGAACAGTCAATAAGTTCCGTCACAAGTTATATAATAACGTTGAGCCAGACGACTTTGAAAGCTACTTAAATTTTGAAACTGCTAAACTATTAGCCAATCATTATGATTTTGAAATTAATAGCAACTTGGAAGCATACTTGCAATATTGCTTAAATACAAAAGCATATACTTTCTTAGCTGGTCAAGATGATAAAGAAGTATTTTTCTCAGAACTAGAAGCCAAGGCAAGAAAGAATAATGAAGATGTGGATATTATGGAAGTGTTTGAAGATAGCGATAATACTAATGATAATTCATTTGAAAGAGCTGAGGTTAAGATTATTAAAGAAAAGCTTTATCCTCACCTATCAGATATCCAACGTCTAATCTTACATAAGATTGAATTAGATTATAGACCAAAAGAGATTGCAGATGAACTTGGCAAGCATCATTCATTTGTGCCTCGTGAGCTGAAGAAAATTCAGAAAATTGCGAACAATCTAAAACTAGCAGTCTAAAAACTTTTTAAAATTATTTGCGCACAATTAAAAGCTGCTCGGTATTTAGATATGTAAGGCAAACAAACACCATATAAAACACAAAACAATTGGAGGAATTAAATTATGAAAATGCGCACAACAATGGTTGGAGAAGGAATTTTAAAAGCTGCTGAGGTAGCTGCGAACATGGGGGCAGAAATTAATGATAGTCAATTAGTTGTAAATGCTGGCTTAGTAAAAGAGCTTGCAGAAGATTTCTTAAAAACTGAGGAAGTTGCTCTTAAAGAAGTGTTTGCAGATGGCAAAGAATTAGCAATTGAAAAAGTTATTGAATTACAAACGCAAGGTAAGCTGGATGATGTTGCTTCTAAGTTTGAAAATATGCTGGAAGTTATGGAAGAAAAGTTAATTGATTATATGGGAGAAAAAGTTGAGTCTGAAACAGTAACAGAAGAAGAAAAAATGACTTATCTAATAATCGGATTAGGCTTAGCTAGTGCTGTTCAGCATTTAGGATAAACACCAATACTTGTATAAACATTTGGGGAGCATCTTCTCCCCTTCTTACATAAAACTTTAGGAGGAATTAATTATGTTATTTGAAAAGAAATTTTTAGGAGTTTCAGCAATTCAATGGGATACAATGTTAAGCCAAGCAGATGGGGCTGCTCTTAAATTCGATTTACCAGAAATGATGGAGATGATTAAAGAAGTTAGAATGTGGCTTGGTGAGTATATCCGTCATACAGAAGTAGCCAAGTTTTACCGTCAAGTAAATGTAACAAGTGAAGTTTATATGATTATTAAGGGAGCAGATGCAAAAGCTGAGTATGCTGCTGAGGCATTAATGGAATCAATGGAAGATTTAGATGAATATGTTAAAAGTCTTTCAGTAAATATTCAAGCAGAAATTAAAATTAATGTAACTGTTGGAGGAAGAAACTAATGAAACTATCATTTAATACATTAGTAGAATGTCAACAAATTAACAGAAAAGATATTATTATCACCAATGAAGATACTTATCTAGTTATTGGTGATAGTTACAAAATGTATTTAGTATCTTTAAATTGTGGTACTTGTTACGGAATGGGAAGAAGTATGGGAACATCAGCAGATATTAAACAATATATTGACAACTCTTTGGAAGAGAATATTCAAAGAATCATTAAATCAGAAAAACTAGAATTAAAGGAGATATAAAAAGAGAGCGTTCCATTTGGGAGCGCCCTTTTAATTTACTTATCTAAGCCATTTCACATAACTTTCATCAAAATACATCCAACCTTCTATGCCTGTTTCATGGTGGACAAAAATCCAATCCTCATAGCGTAAATAAACATCCCAAGCACTTTGGAAAGCTTTCCCCACTACTTCATCACCTTTAGAAGCACCTTTCCGCAAGTTAATATTATCTCCACTTATATAAACAACTCCATTGCTTTTTCCATCTTTATTAATACTTGCAACGTCATCTCTCATCCAATTTTCTGGAGCAACCATATACCAAAAGTGTCCTCCTTCATAATGCCACTTATAATAAGTATGCCCTTGTCCTTTAGTAGCTTGTCTCATAACTTGGGAATTTGCATTAGGCTCTTTTCTGATATTAGCAACATCAGCAGTAGTTGTCAGATATCCTAATACTTCATTTTGGGGAGTTTCGTTTTGAGGAGATTCATTTGAGGAATTATTTTGAGAGGAGTTAGTAAACCATTCTAAAGTTTTATTTCCGTTCAGTTTATTTAAATCACATTTTCCAATACCTTCAACATTTCCAAATTCAGTGTATTGCCAAATATCACAATGGAAGTCTGGTTTTAAACCACCGTAGCGGGGAATCCATACAAAGTCAGTATTTACATTTCCCATTCCAAACTCATTATACATATGATGCCCAACATATAAACCAACCTTCTCTGCTCCAAGCTTTCTTAATTCATCTATAAAGGCTTGTGTACCCGCTTGCATATCTCCCATTGTTTTCACTTCTACATCAGCAACCCAGAATAAAGCATCTTTGTCACCACGATTCCAAAAGTCTCTAGCTTCAATTCTAGCATCATTTTCGGATACAAAGCGGCAGAAAGCATAATTCCCAAAAGGTACTTCGTGTTCTTTCATAGATTGTACATAGCTTTTATATTTTGGGTCTGCATAAGTTGAGCCATCTTGCACTCTAGCAATTACTAAATCTAATTGAGGTGCTGCAATTCTCCAATCAATATCCCCGTTCCATTTTGAAATATCTACAATATATCCCATTTAATCACTCTCCAAGTTTCTTTTCAATGTGTTCTAATCTGTCTGTAATCTTTTCTTGGTTTTTAGCCATATCAAAAACACTATCTTTAATATCTTTTAATACTTCTTGTTGTTTTGAAATAAAGGTTTGTTGCTCCGCAATCACTCCAGCATGATGATTAATTAATTCACGTTGCTCCAGCTTGTCCTTTTGTTGGAGATAGTAACCATAGAGGAACAGTCCAAAGAATACGGTCTCCTTGTTCATAATCATTTCTAACACTTGTTCCAACTTAGATTCCTCCTTTACTTTCTACCATGTACCTCTCTATATTCCAATGTAAATTCTCGTTCTTCTTGAGTAATAACTTTCAACGGAATTAATCTTTGTAGCTGGGAAGCAGTACACCAATTAATTTGGTATCTATCAAACCATTTTCGAAAATCTTTGCAGCGCTCTTGTGATTCTAAGAATTCTGTTTCCTGTTCTAACGTTAAAACTTTTGTTGTCATAACTTTCCACTCCTTTAATTTGGATGTAATTCTAAAATAGCAATTTCTAAAGCTGAAACAGTTTGGGCAAGCTCTTCTCCTTTTAGTTGTTCTTCCTTTAAGGAGATTTCCAAATCAGAAACTTGGAGAGCCATTGATTCCAGTTTAGATGGTTTAGTTTCTGAAGGCTTATTAAGTTCTTCTAATTCTTCTTCTGTAATAGTTTCAATCCATTTCCCATCTTTGAAAATAGGTTTCCAGTTTGGTTGTGGCAAAGGAAGTTCCGTTGAGTTTTCTGGGATATCATAAACTTCTTTATAACCAACAACCACCAACTCTTTATAATGTTTTTCCACAACTCCAGTTGCAGACTCCTCATAATATACCTTGTCAATGAGTTCTTTAATTTCTTCTTGTCGAGGGAATAGTAACGTATCCTCAACATAAGCTTTTGTTTCTTTATCAAATAAATGAACTATTTTCATAAAATCTCTCCTTTCTTATAGGTGATATGTTAAATAAAAATCTACTGATTTTATTGGCTTTCTTGTCCAGTCAATCCGAACATCACCATTTGTCATGACAGAAATTTTACCATCATAAAGGTTTAAATCATCACTTATAAAAGCCTCTGTAAATGAAACGTTAAAAGGTGGTCTGATTCCTGCTGGAATATTGGCAAATACCATTCCATCCTTCAAACCCCCAACAGAAGCTGAAATATAAACAACATCATTATGAACTTTATATTTATGAGGCTTTCCACCATTATCATTAGCTCCATTTAGAAGCGTTAAATCAAGCCAGCCAGTATCTTTTGATGATTTCGTAAGAACTTCATTACCGTTATTTTTAAGTATTCCTATAACGTCTACACCATTTTTAAAATCGTTTGCATGGTTAATAACTAACTTGTCACCGTCACCAATATCATAACCAACAAATGCACGTTTGTTATTAACTAAAAGGTCACTCGCCCGTGCCTCCCAATTTCCCCACCCTTGACCAGTTACAGTCTTTTTCCAAGGCTTCCAAGTGCCGTCGTAACAGGTTCTTTCGTATGTTTCCGGGAAAGCAACATTAAAAATAGTCGCTCTTTGGAGTACCCAAGTATCAGCATGTTTTTGAACCTCTATAAACCACCAATTATTAGACGTTGTAATTGGAACGTTTTGCAATGATTCACCCATATAGAAGCCATTATTTTTTAAATTATTCAAATCTGTTTTTGAAACATTAATATTTACTCCACTATCAGCAGTAACTTGGTGTTTTTGTTTCCAAGACGCAAGAAACGCTTCTGTAACGACGCGCGAACCGTGTAAATGAATATTTCCGTCCGGCTCGAATTTTATTCCATTGTTCCAATCCCAATCAACATTATTAATATTTTTAGAAGGAGCAAAGATTAACTCATCTGTATCTGGATGATGAATTGCCCAAGATTTTCGGTTTGCTTTTTTGAAGATGTTAGGCATGTCTGTTGTAAATGTAAGCGCCCCTAGGACTGTATCTCCAGACTTCTTTACAACATTCATATTTTTTAACTGAGCATCTAAATCATTTAACTTCTTCTGGAAGTCGCTCATTTGCCCATCAGACTTAGTTATAAAATCATTAATCTTTTTATCTAATGATGTTAAAGAAGAGTTAACTTTGTTAGTTGCATCTGTAAGAGTCTTATCAATTTTTGATTGCATACTAGAAACAGATTGCTTAACTTGCCACTCAAGAATTTCAATCTGAGAAATATAATGCTCAGCTACCCCAGAAGCTCCTGTTGCAGCATCAGCAATTATTTTATATTTAAAGTTTCTTGTGGAAACAATATCAATCGGATTTGCTAAACTAGCATCTGGCTTTGTAAAAGAAAAATAAGCAGTATCAACAGTTCCAACAACAGAAGCAGCAGCGGAAACTAATGTATAAGAAATCATACCTTTCTTTGGGTCTACAACAACCATATTTTTAAATTGCTTTCCATCATCTTTAATATAAGAACCATTGGAAAGCCTTGCTTCAAATTGAGGAGTCCAGCCAGTTAAGTCAAAAGGCTCTCCCTCATTTGTAATAGTCACATTAAATGTATTTGTATCATAATCCCCAATCCTAACAACAATTGCTGGAGTTGGGATTGAGTGAGCTAAATCTAATGTGAATGTATATGTTTTTACAGCCATTCCTTAACCTCCTTAATGTACTTTCTTTTCTAATTCTTCAATACGTCTTCTTAAATCATTTATAGTACCTTCTTGTCCATCCGTTTTAATTTGCAGATTGTGAATGTCCGTTCTAGCTCCACTAATTTCTCCATCGTGTCTATCTGTCTTCCCTTGAAGGCTTTGGATATCAACTTTAGAAGTTCCTAAAGAATTTCCAATATCACTGAACGTTTGGTTTATATCTTTTCCGTTGATTTTTACACAGTTAATAGTATCAATGAAAGCTTCTCCCCAAACCTGTTGGCGTTGTCCTAAAGAACCACTCCCAGAATTGTTTGGATTAAATGAAGCAGATTCTCTAAAACCTTTATCATTTGTTATACTCCAACTCTTTCCGAATATAGAAGTTTCAAAACGCCCAGCACCTTCAAAATAAATAGGCTGTTTGAAGAAGGAACTTCCCAAGAAATTAATTTCAGCATGAGAATAGAATCTTGGGGCAAAGGAATATAAATCACCACTAACTCCATCAATGAAGATAGACTGTGTTATTGAGCCATCTTTATTACGTTTACCAAAGGCGAGCGCACCGCTTTGATTCTCAAGTGATTCAATAACCCAACTTGTAATCTCCCTACCATCCCCAGCCTTTGCTTGTGAAATAGTTGTGGCAATCTTATTTGTAACAGAATAGAAGTCAATTGCAGAGCGGTCTAGGGAAATTCTGAAAGTATTATTCCTTGCAATAATGTCACCAGCAACAATTGATTCTCCTCTAAGATTTCTAACATTAATTTGGTTAGCATCTAAAGTCCCTGCTGTAATGAAATCTGCAACAATTCGACCATCTTGAGTCATAGCAGTTCCAAATTTTCCGTTATAACCCGTTGAGCTATATCCAAGCCCTCCCATATTCCAGCGCCAAATTTTCTGAGCTTTATTAATTTCTGGCTTGTCCATAATTAAAATTTCACTTGGCTTTTCTTTTGGATTAAGTCTGATATAACCACCATCAGCTCCAGTAATTAAATTAGTAGCATTGTCAATGGCTTGCTGAAGGTTAGAAGATTGGTCTTTAATCTGGTTAGATAAGTTGTTTCCTAAATCATTTAACTGTGATTGGTTATCACTATTGAAATTGGCTTTCGCATTTCCTAACTCAATCTTGTTATATTGTCCAGTAAGAGAGTTAAATTCCGTTCTAATAACCTTTACTTTAATATCTACACCAAGTACTTCATGCCTCACAGTTACAATATCACCTAAACCAACCCGCTCAAGGACTGCAAAGTTCTTATATTCTTCTGTTAGCCATAGAGGAATAAACTCAACCTTAACGTTTGTTTTTGGGATATCAATCTTTGACTCTTCCAAATACTTTCGAGCAAACTTTCTTAATTCGTCTGGGTTTGTGATTGAGGGCTTCTTGCCTTCTTCTGCTCTAGCTTTCTCTGATAAGTCTAGAGGAATAATCTTAGGGAACGGGTAGTTATTAATATAAGGGGAGTCAACATATTTTTCTGGAAGTGTAATTATTTTCTCTGGCTCTTTTCCTTGGGCATCTATCTTTGCAAATGGATAAAGACGAGTAGCCAGTCCAGCAATATCAGTTTCAACATCTAATCCTATCAAGTTCTTTTTGTAAGCAATTAAAACTCCATTATCAAAGCCTCTTGCTTTCTTAATTCGGAAATTAAAGTTATCTCTTTCAAACTCTCCCCCCCAAGTATCTATGAAACTCCCTTTGATTCCAGCAAGCGCTTGAAGAGGATTTAAGTTTTCTAGTGAGGTACTATTTACGGAGTCAATATCAGTAGATAATACAAAAGGAGTTTTATAAGCCATTGAATTAGTTAAAATGTCAAGGAAAGCACTTGCATTTAAATCTTTAACACTTACATTCTCAACAAAGTTATCAAGTAAATCATAGGTAATATGCTGAGCAAAAACTGTAATTGTATTATCAATATTGGGATTAATTGTTACAATTCGGAAAAGCTGCTCCGGCAAATTCTCATTAGCTCTTGCTTTAATAATATTTCCATTCATTAAATCTTTATAGAGCGGAGAGGAAACAGGATACTTTAACTCTAATTCAAAGATTCCGTTTCTCTCCTCTATAACGTTGCAGGAAATTGCATCCTTTAAAATCCCTAAGCCATTGTGAGAGAAGTTTGTTTCTTTCATCTCATATAGAGTTGGATAAATTAATTCTGACAATCCTGTCTCCTCCTTCTATTTAAATTGTGATTGGTTTGTTAATTCCACTTTTGTAACATTCCCTGTCCAAGAAATATAGTTTCTACCAACTTCAAGGAAAGGGAACGGGGAAAACATTTTATTATTCTGCGGCTTAGTATCTTTAAAAGCATTCATCTGGTTACAATCAATTGTAATGTAGTCCTCAACGCCTTTTAGAACAACTGTCTGATTATTAATAGAAAGGTTAATATCACCCTTTCCAAATACTTTAATAATTGGGGCAGCTTTTCTTGTACCTTCATTAAAGATATATTGAGGCTTTGTTAGTGGATAAGTTGTTAACGCTCCAACTTTAAAAGGATAGCAAACAAAAGTTACTTGTGTAGAGTATTGGAGAATGGTTGGATTGTAAGTCCAAATAAGAGGGCGAATAGTTTTTACTTTTAGAATGTAATTGTCAACCTCATTAAAGATTAAATCTCCAGCACCACTAAGCCAATCATGTATTAATGTGAATTTATCTTGAGTTGAGTCTCCAGTATATCGAAAACGGATTCCAACAGTAACTTCAATATCTTTGTAACTTCCATCTTTCATAGTGAGAGAGCCAGAGCGCCCACTAACTTCAATAGCTTGTACATTTTCCTCAGCACTTGGAATAGAGGGCTTAGATGTTAAATAAATTCCATAATCATCTAAACTCTCTTTCTCCCTAAATGTGAAGAAAGGCAATTGAACGCTCATTAAATTCTCACTCCTTTAGCTAAATTAAAACGTCTGTTTTGAACAGCCAATTCATTATTGGTATAGATTGCAGTTGCTCTTGCAACTTCTTTTCCATCAATTGTTACAGGGATTTCTAATTGAATTGGAGATTGCTTTTGTTGTTGGATTGCAGAATGATTTACAGAAGTATTTCTAGAGGATTTATTAAGGGAGGAAGATAAGTCTCTATTTAAACTTGCAAGAGGCGCAAGAGTTTGAGAGAGTGCCATATTCAAAGGTGATTGAGCGGAGCGGAAATTATTTGAAGGAAGTCCGCCTTTTTCCCCAAGCGCTGGAGCAGCAACCATTGGCATAGGACTATCCATTGCAAACACGGCTCTTACAGGACTTAGCCCTCTTAACATTGGTCTTGCGCTTCTTGTACGCTCATCAGAAACTTTTCCCTCAACTTGAATTGAACGACCGGAGAAAGCCCCTTGAATTTTATCTGAAATAGAGCCCATAGCCGAACCAACAGCACCAAACATAGATTTAATACCATCTATAAGAGTTTTAATAATCTTTTTACCAATATCTTCAAGGTTAATTCCCTTTAAGAAATCAATTGCTTTATCCCAACCTTCCTTGACAATATCTTTCAAAGTTGAAACAACTGCTTTTATTGCACTCATCAAACTCTTAAACCCCTTTTCAGCTCCCTTTTTAATAGTCTCAATAGAAGCTTCCCAAAGTGCTTTAATAGCTCCCCACATATCTGCAAAGAAGGATTTCAGAAGAGAACCAAATGATTTAATAGCACTTCCAATCTTTTTAATGAAACTTAAATTAATTAATCCCCAAATTAATTCAACAGCTCCTTGGAATATTTGCTTAATCCCTTCCCACATTCCAGAAAAGTCTCCGGTCAAAACAGATGCAAAAAATTTAATTATCCCCATAATGATATCAACAGCACCCTGCACAATATCCTTAATAGCGTTCCAAGCATCTTCAATAATGAACTTAACAAGCGGCATTACAAACTCAATAACCGCCTTAATACCTTCAAAAACATTATGAACAGCTTGGAGGATTTGCTCTCCGTTTTCTTTCCAGAAGTCAGATATTTGTTTAATAATGTCATTGATAAATTGCATTGCATCATTGAGGATTGGCATTACGACTGGGAGTATTTTATTAAATAAGTCTCCCACAAATTTAAACGTCTCACCAAAAATCCCTGTAATTACTGGAGCAGCATTAGAGAGTAAATCCTGAATATTCTGAACAAAGGCGCTGAATTGGGCTTTTATATCTTGTATAAACATTTGGATGCTGGCTTGTTGCTCTGGTGAGAATCCTAGCTTATCAAGTAAGTTGCTGGCTGTTCCCCAATCACCCATAACAATAGCCTTCAACGCTCCAACACCTTGACTAACAGAAGAAACTACATCATTAATTACTTTGATTGACTCGGTACTAATTCCAAGCTTTGTAAGGATAGAAACCCCTTTAACTCCAGCACTTGCATCTCCTTGAGCAGCTTTCCACAAGTCACCAATAGCAACTCCCATTTCCTTAACAATTCCAATACCATTTCTCAATGGCTCAAAAGCTTTGTTGAAAAACTCCTGTCTTTGGCGTGTTTGTTCAATACCTTGTCCAAGTTTCTCATACTCTACTTGAGACTGTTCAAGAATCTTATTAGCTTGCTCTTGAGACATTTTCCCAGACTTAACTTTCTCCTCTAACTCAACTTTCTTTTGAGCCATCATTCCCTCGACAGTTAAGTTTTTCTTTGATTGTTCTTCTGCTTCTTTCAGGGCTTTTGTAGCATCATTTTGAGACATTCCCCAAAACTTAACACGATTCTCAAGAATGGCTTTTGTCTGAGCCAATTTTTGGTCTTCCTTTTGCATTAGCTTGGCAGCTTCAACAGCTCTTCCAGATGGGTCAATCATCTTATCAATTGCTCCAACAAAGGAAGTTGTTCCATTAGCTGCTCCAACTAAAGCTGGCTCTAATGTAGAGAAGAGAACCAATCCTAAATCCTCAGTTTGAGAAGAAAGGTTGTCCATTGCTCCAGTAAGGTTATTGGACATAGTATCAGCAGCTACTTTTGCAGCACCATCAGAAGTATAAAGTTTCTCAGTGAAGTTATCAAACTGCTCAACCCCACCTTTTAAAACTTCCATCCATCCCGCATAAGCTTCTTCTCCAAAGATAGCCTTAGCAGAAGCGATTTGTTGAGATTCTGAAAGCTCTAGAAACTTAGGTGACATTTCGGAAATAATATCATGCATACTCTTCATATTTCCATCTGCCTTAACAGTAGAAACCCCAAGTTGGTCTAATGCTTTCGCAGCAGCTTTTGGAGGACTTGCCAAACGAGATAAACCAGCCCTTAAAGCAGTACCAGCCATAGATGCCTTAATACCAGAGTTTGCAAATATCATTGCAATAGCAGAAGTTTCTTCTAAATTCATTCCAAAAGCATTTGCAACTGGAGCTGCATATTTCATGGTTTCTCCCATCTGCTCAACATTTAAGTTTGCACTGGATTGAGCTACTGCGAAAATATCAGCAGCTTTTCCAGCTTCCTCAGCAGCCATTCCGAACGGAGTCATTGTATCAGTTACAATATCAGAAGCCTTTGCTAAGTCCAAAGCCCCAGCAGTTGCTAAGTTTAATAAAGGTTCAGAGGCTGCAATCATTTGATTAGAATCCCAACCAGCAAGAGCCATATATTCATAAGCTTCTGCAACGTTGGTTGCACTCCAAACAGTTTCAGAACCCAACTTTCTAGCATTCGCTCCTAACTCAGCCATTTGTAAGCTAGTTGACTTAGAAAGAGCCTCAACTTTAGACATCTGTTTTGTATAATCCATACCAACTTTAACTACTCCACCAATAGCAGTTTTAACTAATTCGATACCACCAACAGCAGCACCAATTCCAGCCATAGCTCCAATAGCACCCTTAAAGCCACTTGCCATTCCATTAGAAGCTTTCTCAACGCCTTTTGAAGAACTCTCAACATTCTTTAAATCTCGTACCATCCTTTGGACTCCAGATTTAAAAGCTGAATCATTCAGAATAACATCGACTTGCATTTGTCTATTTGCCAAATAGTTTCCTCCTCTCTTTAGTAAGATTAATAATTTGTATTATCTAGTTTTAATAAGGCTTCTTTATGTTCTCTCTCAGCTTTATAAACTAAAATGTCACACCAATGGAGAAAATCTGTTGAATCTATTTCTGCAATAGTCCAGCCAGCTTCCAAACGTGAAACATAAAAATCCATTATAAAATCATATAAAGTAAAACCGCCGGAAGAAGAAGAATCTCCTCCGCCAGCGTTCCCTAGTTTTTTACTGTTTCAAGTTTCTTAGAAACACGTTGAGCAGTAGATGCTAAGCAATTCATAATCACTTCTGTAACATCTCCAGCATCAACTCCCATCCAAAACTCCTCAGCAGTAAAGTTATTGTTATAAAGTTTTGTTGCAATTAACTCAACAGCATCATCCAATAAGTCAACAGAAAATTCTTTCTCAAGTTTTGTAACCAATACCAATGACCCCTTAAAGTAAAGAGCTGGTAAGTATGCAGGCTGTTTAAATGTTTTTTCTTTTCCTTCAATAATTAATGTTAATTCCATATTTCCTCAATCTCCTTTAAAGTTAATTATTTATTTAGTGGGATTAATGCTTCTTTAATAATCGGCTCTGGAACTTCTGTAAACCATTTTTGAATAACTGCCATGTCAGCGCCTTTCATTTCTTCATCAACTTGGTACTCAAAGACACCATCTGATAAACGCGGCATGAAAGAAGCCTCAAACTCAGTTGATTGGAAATCAATTTTATCTTCTTTTGTTGCAGTTGTTTCAGAAGGAATTGCTAAGCGCCCTTTGTAAAGAACTTTGTAACGATATTTACCGTTAGCCTTTAAACGTCTGTACATCAAAGCAATCTCTGGAGCAATAGCCTCAGCAGATTTCTTTGTTGCACCATTTGCATATTCATAACCAAGTACATCTGCCTCTGTTTCTGGGTCAATACCTGTAAGCTTTAACTTCACATCAATAGCACCCATTGCAGAAGCCGTTTCAATCGCTCGGTTATCACCGTATTGAGAAGCAGTTTCCACTTTAGGCTCTACTGATAATTCTTGTACATAGCCCAAGTGTTTTGGCTCTCCATATTTAGTTCCAGCCTCGCCATCAGACTTAACTTTTGCATAATATAATTTATCAATACCAATAATAGTCGTAGACAATTTATTTGCCTCCTTATTTATTCATTTATTTCACTAAATTGAATTATGGAGTTAAAATGTAAAATTCCATCCGTCTCCACAAAATCAACTTCTTTTATTAACACTTCAACCTCTTGAAGTTGAACAACTCCTAAAATATCTAGCAGCCCTTCTTGGACTAGATATTTATCTTCATCCGTAAAGATTGCAACATCAATTAAGATAAGTCGCTGCCTAACATTCTTAGAGCCTCTAATAACTTTCTCCAAACTAATATCTATAACAAAAGAATCTCCATCAATATGTTGAATAGCCTTGTCAGTAAATATTGTGAATGAAGGAAATTGTTCTTTTAAAGCTATAACAACTTTATCTTCTAACTCTTGTAAAGCGCTTGACTTTGTTTCACTCACTTAATCACCTTCTCCAAAAACTTAGCAATCTCAGCATCAGACTTTGCTTGTATCTCCATTTCTCCAGCTTCCATAAAGTGCTTTCCAGTTACATAACCACCATGTCTAGTTCTGTGTCCATTATTTACAAAAGGAGCATACTCAACATTAGTTGCAAAGCCCCCTCTAATTTGTGAAGAGAAAACTTGAGTGGGAACTGCTCGCACTGAACGCCTTAAATTACCTGTATCAACTGGAGTCTTATTTTTAGCAGCTCTTTCTCCAATAAGCGAAAGCCTGTCGACAAGGGTCTTTCCTTCTGTTTGGAATGTTTGCTGCATCCTCTCAAAATCATTTAGAAGCTCTTTAGCTCTAACGTTTACTTGCATTTACTTCTTCTCTTTTCAAAATGATTTCTGAATGAGTTGGATAAGGATAAGGCTCACCAGCAAAGGTTATGATTATTTGCCCTTCATAGTAGACAATAACTTTATCACCTTGAGTAATATCTACTTTGGGAGAAATAAAAAGCTTGAAGTTTGAGCGGATAAATTCAAAAGGCTCTTCTAAACTTACTGAGGACATTGAGGAAGATGTTAGAGTTGACAAAGCGCATTTATTGTTTTCTGTTAATAACTTATAACCCTGCTTAACGCTGCCATTTGGCTGAGTAACATTTGTTAATCTGTAAACATCACATCTATCAAAATATGTTGATTCAATACCTAATCCAGTCATATAGTTTGCAGCCTTTTATATTTATTTAGGAAAGTACGGTATTCAGTTAACAAGTTAAGCCCTAAAGATTTCTGGAATTGGTTACTAGAGTATGTTACTTGGTAGTCTCCCCGTTTAATTGAGGATATATTATCAGTAGAGTTAGAGATTCCTGTTTCATATGTGAATAATTGTTTAACTGCCATCTCACAAACAATCTCATAAAGACCAGAAGGCAACTCCTCCCAATTAATGTACTCCAGCACTTTTCTAATAGTAATTTTTAAAACTAACTTAATCAGTTCCTCATCCGTTCCCTTAGAGGATAATTGTTTAGCTAGCGGGAGGAGTTCTTCAATAGTCTCTTCTAAAGAAAGATGAGAGGCATTTACCGCCCCTCTCTTCATTACTTAGCAGCCGCCTTACGGGTTGCTGAAGCTTCTTCTTTAGCTACTTTTAAAGATAATGCACGTGTTTCATCTTTCAAGTAAACAACATAATGCACATCAGCGCCTACTACTTGAGAGCGTGTTTCCATTTTGCGCTCAGTTTCAACATTTACCGCACGTTTTAAGGAGATACCTAAAGCACCACGTTTCATTAAGATTGCTTCTGTATCTGTTAATCTACCAGTGACAACAATATTTAATCCCATTACATGACCAACTTGTCCTGCAAGGAAAGCCTCACCTAATTGAACAGGTACGAATTCTGGCATTGCTAAGATTTTGCCATAGTTAGCAGGAGAAACGAACAAGAAAGCCTCTTCAATATCTTCACCGAAAGCAACTCGAAGAGTAGCTAAGCCAACCTGCGTAAACTCTAATGTACCGCCTTCAGTAGCAGTTCGAAGTTGTTCAACTGCTTCACCATCAATTTTATTAGCAATAGCGACTGCAAGCTGTTTCTCAGTTTCACCAATAACAGCTCCATTAGTTGCAAGGATAGACTCATCAGTCATTGCAATATCTTTTACTGCTTTTTTAACAGCGAATTTTTTAGATGCAGCAGTAATTTTTTCTGGAGTGATTGCAGCACCCTCAGCAACATCAATTGCATCTCCAATATAGTTCCAAGTTGGGAATACAACTGTCATACCTTCTTGAGCAGCTAGAGAATAATCCATCTCAGCTAGTGGAGTAAATTTAATTAACTTACCTAATTTTTGTTCAATACCATCAGCAATTACCTCTGGAATTACCATATCTTTAATCATTGTTGTTGACATAATTTTCTTTACCTCGCTTAATTTTTGTAGTGCGATAAGATGGGTTAGTTTTATGTCTTAACATCAATCGGACAAAAAAAATAATATTCAGAAAATTAATCTTGCGCTTTTAGTTGGGCATAAAGTTTTGGATTTGAACGATGTAAAGCATTTCGCTCAGCAAAGCTCATTTCTGAAAACTTCTGTGAGCCAGCTTGTAAGCCAGTGGTTGAAGTGTTTACTTGTGGGGGAGTTGTTCCGGCAGATTTCAAACGCTCTTCAACAGCACGTTCAACAGCGGATTTAAATTCTAGTTCTAAAGTGTCAATGTTAGAGCGTGTTTGAGAATCCGTATCTGTAACCATAAAAGGAACTAATGCAGAGGGAAGTTTGCGCTCGCTTGCAAGCTGAATTCCAAGAGTTTTCATTTCAGACATTTGGCGTTCTTTATCCATTTGATTTAAACGCTGCTCCATTTCTCGCATAGCTTTTTGCTCAGCAGTTTCAGAAGGATTTCGTTTTGTTACTTCTTCATTGATAATTCGTTGTAAGTTGTTATTTTTCCATGTGTCTAGACTCTTAGAAAAATGACTATCTAATTTAGGCTGGACAATTTTTTTACCTTCCTCAGTATCTAAGAAAGTTCCAACCTTCTCTGAAGTTAAAAAAGATTTAGCTAAACCTTCAACCAACTCTGGTTGTGTTTCCATTGCTTCTTGAATGTTTTGTAAAGTGATTTCCATAATTAATAAATCTTCCTTTCCCCTTCAAAGTTCATTTAAGCCCTTCAAAGTTGATTGATAGTTTTAAAGTTTTTCTCCCTTAACTGAGTAGGCTACTAAGCAACATCTACAATGTGGGTGAGCTGGGAGAGAAGGCTCATCACCTAATTTATAAACTTTTCCATTCCTTGCTCTACATACTGGACAAGGAGCATTTCTATTTAGTTCTGGAGCATCATTCCATTGAACTCTATCAACTTCCATTTCTTGATAAGTCTTTTTAGTGGCATCATTTATAATCCTTGCTGTTTCCGTTCTAGCAATGCGCTTTGCATAGAAGGAAGCTAGTCCAGCAGTTTCCATAAGCTCTTTCATAATCTTTGGAATAGAAGAGCCTTTTGCAATTCCATTTGCAATAGCTTTATTAACTGAATCTCCTAATCTAGAAGTTTGATTAAGAGCAGTTTCAAAGTCATAATGTTGCCAGTTATAAGTAATTGCCATATCAATAGAAGAAGTGTCTAAGAAGGAGAATTTGCTCATATCAATTTCTTTACCAAGTACCTCTGCAAGAGCCTTTGATTGGTTTTCCACTGTCTCCTCAAAGTAGCCTCTAAATAGCTCCTTTAAGTTAGTAGAAACCTCACTATTAAGCTCCTTTAAATTCCCATCCATCTGAATCATTAAACGTTTATATCTATCTAGCTGGAGAAGATACTTTACTTTTTCTGCTTCTGTCAAATTCAAACTCTCAATGACTTTAAGAAGTGATTTAACTTCTTTTGCAAAGTCATTAAATATTTGTTGATAAGCAGCATCAATGCTTGTCATATATTTCTCAACGTCTGCAAGATGTTTTATTGTGTTCCTTTCAGACTCATCTGCAAGCCATTTCTGTCCTTTGTTAAGTGCCATTATTTATCACCCTTTGGAGGCTCTTCTTTAGGAGGATTTCCAAACACTTGAGAGAAGTCAGCATTTAGAAGACTTTTATTTTGTTGCTCAGTTTGTTTCTCATGCTGATTATCCAAGCGCTCTTCCTCTAGTTCTAAATCGTGAATGAATGGGAACTGTTCTCTTAAAGTCTCATCTGAAACTATTTCTCTTAATTTAACTGCCATATCAGCAAGCTCAATTAAGTTAGCTGGTAAGTTTCTTGTGAATGTAATTCTTACATCTTTCCAATTGAAGGAGTTTCCTTTAAGGTTTAAGATTGTAGCAATTAAGCGGATACGCTTTTGGAGGGAAGTGTGGAATTTACGTTCTTTAATAGCGGTTTTTGTCTCCATTCCAAGCATCTTGTATTTGATTGCAACTCCAGAAAGGTTTGTTGCAAATTGCTCATCGTGAAGATTTGGAGTTTGCGAGAATTTGTGAATATCTTGGGTGAGGCGGTCTTTAATATTTTCCACGTGCTTATCATTAACATTCTTAGTAATGAATTTTGCATCACCATCTCCATCAACTAAAAGGACTCTATTCTGCTTCATTTCCATAATGTCTTCCTCAGTAGTTGCATTAAGATTTGTAAGCATTAAATAAGCATCATTCCAATATTCAACATCATTAATTGAATCTGAAACTGTAACATTGTAAGCATCAATTAGAGTAATAACACTTTCAAAATCACCCTGTCTTTCTTCATTACTTACATATTCAACAACTGGAACTTCTCCAAAGTAATGAGGCTCAGAACTTAATAACTCATATTCACCAGTTTCTCCGTAATGTTTCAGCTCATAAATAGTATCTTTAGTAAAGATTGAAACTTTCTTAACTTCACTATTTAACAAGGCATCTCTGAAACTGTTATAAATGATTGCTGCAACTGGCTCTTCTTCTAAATCCGTTGAATAAACCATTAAGCAGTTCTTTGGAGATACTTGTTTAAATTTGTGGTTTCCGTCTTTGTCAATCCAATGGACTTCAAAAGCATGTCCATGAATAGAGGATATTTTTCCAAGCTCAGTTGTAACGTCATTTGCATTGTTATCTTCTAATACTTCTCTAAGCTTTTCAGAGAATGATTTATCTCTAATATCATAAGTAACTTCCTCACCTAAAAAATAAGAGGTAGAAGTATCTACAATTAATTTAGGAAAGTTGTTAACTGCTTTATTATTTGGCTTTCCTTCTTCCATCAAACGATTTAAAACATCATGCTTTCCTTGATAATAATCATCTAAGTTTTGATATTGGAATTTGTTTTTGTTGTGGGTTAAAACAAGAGTTAATAAGTTGGGGAGTGTGGGGTTGTCCAAGTAAAATTTCTTTGGAGCGTATGCTGCTAACATCAATTTCCTCCTTTCTTTTAAAATCCAAGCATTGCTTTTGAAATAGTTTTAATTCGATTTCGTGGCATAACCTCTTCAAGTGAATACCTAAAAGCATCCATTAAGTGGTTAAAATTATCTATTGGTCTATTAACATGTTCATTTGTTTTCTTATCTTTTTCCCAAGCATAGTTCTCTAACTCCATCTTGAAGTTTTTACAATTTGGATGAACAACTATCTCATATTGTTGTATAAACTGAATTCCATGAAGGATTGAATCTTTACCTTTTCTAGCAGCTTTAATTCTCCTAACACCAGAGCGCTTAATTTCTTCAATAGATTTAGCCTCTGCTGAGTCAGCAATTATAACTTCCTTAGAAAATCCCTTCATTGTAATTTCATCAACAATATCACTATTTAACATCTGCTTTTTGTAAAACTCATCATAAACATAAATTCTCTTTTGCTTTTGGTCGACTATGCAAGCAACAAAGGCTGCTGGGTCATTTGTATACCCAAAGTCCAGACCAAAATGGGTTTTATGTCCTTGAAGTAGTAATTGCCGTGGATTAAAGTCAGCAACTTGCCAATTATTAAAAACTAATTGACCAAGGGAAGCAAACTCACCAAGAGCATAAATTTTGAAGTAAGTGGGATTTGTTTTCATCATTTCATGAAGTGCATCAATATAATCTTGAGGGAGAAATTTATTGTCTTTGTAGGTTGTGTGAATGACAATAGTATTCTCATGTGAGCGGGTTTTAGGGTTGTGGAATCTATCATAAACCCAATTCGCTTTGGAAACGGGATTATACATCAATACAATTTGATTGTTTGGCTTTCTGGAACGTAAACGCAAAGAAAGCTGAGAGAAATCATCCAAAGTTAGCTCAGTGGCTTCCTCAATCAAAATATCATCAATGCCAGAAATAGATTTAATTTTCTCTGGGTCATCCATTCCTTTAAAAATGAATTCAGAACCATTTGGAAGTTTAATTGTAAAGTTAGACTCAGATACTTTACACTCATCTAATAACTTGAATTGTGCAAGAATCTTTTTAAACTCAGCAAAAATTGATTCCCTAATTGTATTTGTTACTTTCCGAATTACTAGCATCTTTCTTTGGTCTTTCAGAAGTTTAATAACTGCCCTCTGAACTCCAAAAACAGATTTACCAGAGCCAGCTCCACCATAGAGAACCATAAACCTCTCTGGGCGTTCCAAGTAAGGCATATAAGCCTCATTGAAGAATCTCTTAGTAATTTTAATGTTTATCTTTCTATTAATAGCTTATATGCCTCCTTTCAAAGCATTTTAAAAGCTCAATAAACTAGATGAGAAGGGAAATGAAAATAACCGAACTTAAAAGGAGGAAGAGGAGGAAAACACATCATAGGAGGAATATCTTCTCATCTAGCTTATTCAATTTTTAAAAGTATTTTGGAGGAATTGGCAGGAGTTGAAGGAATCGAACCCTCTCTAATAGTTTTGGAGACTATCGTGCAACCAATACACTAAACTCCCATTTGGCGTGTTAGGGAGGACTCGAACCTCCAACCAACAGCTTAACAGGCTGATGCTCTACCATTGAGCTACAAACACATATAAGAAGAAAAAGATTTTACTCTTCTTCATCTTCTGTAATACCTACTGAAATTTCTACATCACCATTATGTTGAACTTTATCAGTGAATAATGCATAACGTTTACCTAACAGTTCTAAAGCTTTTAATCTATCTCTCGCATAAGCTCCATCATAGACTTGGACACCTTTACCGGTTGCAATTGGCTCTTTTGATTTACCTTCTGCAATTAGTGTTAAGCGCTCCATAACATCTTGGGCAGATAATACTCTATCCGTTCTAGCTTGTTCTGCAAGGTAAGAAATATAGGCTTGAATACGCTCATCTTTAAGTAATTCCCAAGAATACCTTTTAGCATATCCAACAGCACCCGCAGCTCTAAATCCGTTCATATCAATAATGTACTCTTGACAGAAAGCTTTTTGCTTAGGTTTTAAAGTTGAAATATTAATACCATTCCACTCTTCTGGCTCGCTAATATACATATCCAATAGTTATCCACTCCTTTCTTAATAAGGATTATAAAGGATTAAGTGATTGCGATATTTCATATCGCTGCTTATTATCTTTAATGGTTATAATAACTTTAGGATAAAAGATTGCGGATACAATGCTCCGCTTCCCTATAATATATTGCAGCAAAATCAAGGGGTTGTCCCCCTGTCTTGTCACCGTTTTTAAAATTCTCTAAATGTGTAGTCATTTTTCAATATATTCTTAACACATTTTAGACATAAGTTAAAAACCGCTCCCAAAGGAACGGCTTCTATCTACTTTATTTTCTTTTTCAATTCTCTTATCTCTTCCATCATCAAAGTTTGTTGGAGCATTAAAGTAGTTAATTGCTTTGTAATGGAATCAACTGACTCCATTACTTTTTTATTAAATTCTATATTACCAAAATTCTGGCTATCCGCAAGTTCTGGAAATTCCTCATCAAAGGCTTCAACTTTCTTCTTTTGGCGAAACTTATACAAATTGGAGTTAACATTTACCTCTCTATTTTCAATTACTTCTCCACTATCCAACATTTTATATTTTAACCAAACATAATCATCTTCCCCTAAATACCTATCTATTATCTCAAACTTTCCAGAAGCTATTTCATGAACAGAACCAACATAAAACTTTCTAGATTTTCTTAATTCATTTGGTTTAACCTTATTACTACTCACTTTTAAATTTCCTCCTAAAATACTTTAAATCTAACTTAACATAAAACTAAGCGTTATAACAAGATTATTACCTCTGTTTACTATAAAGGGATAATTTCCACAGTTGGAGCAATTTCCTCTCTTCCTGTTGTATTAGGATTGCCCTCTATATTGCGGCTAAACACTACTTTTTTAATAAATTGACGTAAAAAGGCATTAACCTCTTCTGGAGAAAGTTTCTCTAAATTCTCAAGAGTTTCTATTCTCTTCTCAATAGTCATAATCTGCTCATCGTTATTTGTAACATTTTCTAATTTTAATTCAAGAAGTTCCTTTTGCTGATTTAGTTGAGTAACTTCTTCCTCTAGTTCTCCTCTAACTTCTTCAAACTCTGCTTTGGTGATTTCTCCCTCAGCTCTCATATTGGTGAAGTTCTTTCTTTTAGTTGCTCTTTTGGCAAGTTGAACCTCAACGTCTTTTAATTGGTTAAACAGTACTTTCTCAACTTTGCCAGTATCTTGATTTTTTAAACCAGAAAGCTCTTCTTTTAATTCTGGGATATACTCTTTAACCCATTTAAAAACTGCTTCCTCAATGGGTAAATATCTATAACCAGCATCATTACATCTTATTTGTACCTTAAACCCACAAGCCTTTATATAATCCTTTCCAGTAGCATCTCTACATATATAGCGCTTGTGTCCACAGCAGCCACAATAAATTAATCCTTGGAGCGCCCTGCTAATTTTTCCTCTAGTTGTAAATTTCTTATTGGAGTTATTCTTTATTATCTTCTGAGCTTCCAACCATCTCTGCTTGGGAATAAGAGCCTCATGTGCATTTTCTATAAAACAGCTCTCCAAAACTTTCCCAATCTCATTCTTTCTTTCATATCTAACTACTCCATAATAAGTTGGGTTCTGGCGAATATTTGAAAGGTGGGAAGTACTTAGTATTTTCCCTCTTCTGCTTCTCCAACCAAAATCATAAACATCTCTGGAAATTCTATTGATGCTAAAACCTTCCAAAGTCTTATCAAAAATATATCTGATAATGTGAGCCTCTTCTTCATTTACTTCTAATTTCTTTGTCTCTTGGTTCTTTTTGAATCCCAAAGGAACATTATTCATTACCCATAAGCCTTTGGAAGCCTCCATAAACTTGCCTCTGGAAAGGCGCTTCCTAATCTGCTTGTACTCAAAGTTTGCAAACATACTTTGGAATGAGTAAAGCATATCACTATTCTCATTATCAAAATCATACTCTCCTTGCGGAGTTATTAACTTAACGCCATGCAGGATAAGTTGCTTTTTAATCTGCTCAGCAAAAGAGTTGTCTCTGGAGAGTCTATCTACATCCATGCAGAGAACCGCTGAGTAATCATCAATGCGTTGCAGAAGTAAGTTAATTTCTTCCCTTTCAGTATTTACTCCAGAACTTACTTCCTCATAAATATCATATTTCCACCCATTACTGTCCGCAATCCTTGTTAATGCCAGTCTGTGATTACTTAACACCTCCTCAACGCCTAGTTGTTGTTCATCCTTAGATAATCGTAAGTAAATAGCTACAAACAT